CCCAATATAAACAAAAGGGATTAGTTCCAAAAGATTTTCCTGTAAAAACACTAAAAGAATTAGGATATATCGCTGAATCGCTTGATAAAATATTAGAAAAACAAATATTCAATGAAGTAGTGGATGTAACCGTTTTTCAGGGGATAAAAGAAATGGAAGATACTTTAGTACTTTTTGAAAAAGAAGTTAAAGCGTGGGGAGATAGATATCTTTCGAAAAATGAATATAAAACATATACGTATTCTGTTTCAAACCCATTATTACCCGGAGGAACAACAACTGAATACTGGTATTATCCTCTTGGGGATAAAACTAAAACGGAAAAAATTTTAGATAAAGATAAACAGGGAACGCTAGAACAAATAATAAATTTATTTACCACTAATTTAAAGAAATCAGTTTTATTTACTAATGACATAAAAAACAAAACCCAATCAGATTTTAAAAAAGTATCAATCAGTGCAGTACAGAAAATTGAATCATATTATCATATTGAAACAGATAAAAAAGTTAATGTTGGAATAGATAGATTATTTTTAGACATCTATAAAATAATGAGAAGTTTTGAGGATGAAAGAAAAAAACTTGAAAATGATGTTGAAAAGAGAATGAACGAAGTTGTAAAAAATAAAGATTATGGGTTTGGATTTGAACCAACAATAAGAAATATTTTTGCAATTGTACTAGCAAATGCTGAAGTTTATATTCGATTAATGAAGGATACACACAATAGGGCATTTGAATCAGCAGAGAAAAGAGTTAGATTATTATCAGGATTAAGTACTGAGTCAAGAGGTGACGCGATTTATCCATGGCCAGAAGTAAAAAAACCGTTATCAGGAGGAAAACAAAATGTTATTGCGTACCCTGGCGAGCCGGAGCTTATTAATAAATTGCAATCAGATAATAAAACAATATGGCCAGAAATTGATTTTGTTGAAGCGTTTATTGATATTGCCACAAATAGATTAGACACAAATTTAACAAAAGAACCAACTGTTAGTGATGTACAATATATTTTTGAAACAAATAATATTGAAGATATTTCAGGAATTGATGTGGTAAATGAAACCGTTCCATATACAGATAGGTCACAGACAGCGTTTGTTTATGAATTATATGAAAGAGCAAACTATATGACTCTTTTTGATTCATTTAGTTCCACTATGTTAAAATCGTTAGCAAACGAAGAATATAAAAACATTAAAGAGTTAATTTCTGAAGATATTGATTTAGTTAATTTTACAAAAAAACTAACAGGAATTCCTGCTTTAATCAATGTCGTTAACGCCCAACCAGTTAAAGACACAAATGGAAATTTAGTTAAAGATGCCGATGGTAAACCAATAACAGGAACAATTTTTAATGGATTTATTCCAACACTTTCCCCGTATGACCGATTTAATTATTTTAAAGACAATCTTCCTACTGTTGATTATTTGATAAATGTATTAGAAGAGCCATTTAAATTAGAAAAGTATGAGATAGGAAATCCTATTGGCGGATTAGACGAGGCAACATTAAATACAGAATTAATAAATTACGTTCCTGATGATTATAGAAAAAGTATATATCCGTTTAATTCTAGTACATATTTAGGTTATTTAGGAAAAACAAGTTTTAGTTCCGATAATTTAAAATTCAATGGTATTTTACAAATTGATAAAATGCAAGGATTTATCTGTTCCCCAATAAGTCCAAAATCCTGGGTAAACCCAAACTATATTAACAGTAAAACTAAAACAGTTAATTTATTTAGTCAACAATTTATTGTTGGAGATAATAAAACAAATATATTAAATACCCCATATTTTCATAAACAGTTACATTCTGATTTTAGTAATGTTAACAATTATGGAAAATATGTTGGCTCATCATATCTTCTTTTAAATTCATTACCGTTTTTAGATTTAGAAGATGAAATAACATTCGATGTTAACGGGTCTAAAACCCAAAAAACAATATTAATGTCTTCTCTATTCAGAGAAATTGGGTCCACTCATTTTATTCCTTATCATTTATTATTAAAATGGGGAGCATTGTATCATAGATATAAAAGATATCTCAATGATGGTATTGATATTTTAGGGGGATTTTTAAATGCTTCTAATGTCACCCAACCAATTGACGGTAGATTATTTTTTGATAATTATTCTGGCACAACATTTACAATAACACCGAAAGAACTTTCATCTACAGGGCCTACAATTAATGTTCCATATAATAGTACCATGGATGTAGGAGTTAAACCGTATTATCATGCAATATATCATCAAATAGTTAATGGTTATGCTCACTATGACACATCTTTAGAAAATATTTCATATAACTCTCAAACTAATAATAATAAAATTTTACATAGGGTTAATAATCCAAATAAAGTGAATTATTGGTCAGTATTTGTAGATAATTCCAAATATGTAACAGGTCAAACATATACATTATTACCATCTAATGGATTTTTAAATCATTCAAACTCTGACACATTTATTTTTACAGAACAAAGTAATTTCAGAACACTATGGTATGATGATTCGTATGCTGTTAATGATTTTTCAGGACAAACATTTTCATCTTATTCTGAATATGTTAAAACTTTAGATAATACATTTGGTATTGATTCAAATTATAAAAAAGTTATTGATTTAATTGGAACATTCAGCCCACAAATTTTAGATTCGTTTGAATATTTGTTTTTAGATTTTGCGTCAGAAAAGGGTAACAATGAAATACCATATGAAATATTTAAAAATGTAACTTATTCTAAATTCCAAGATATTATTAGTGGGCTAACAGTAGTTAATAAGGAATCAACTGACCCAACAAATATTGATGATTTAATTGATACATTAGTTGGAAAACAATATAGTAATGCTTTTACTATTACTGATTCTATATTAGATAATGATAATTTAATAAAATTTTCACTAGCAAACCCAAAAGAAATAGACCCATACATTTTTTATGGTATGTCAGAAATAAGACGATATTCAAATTACGTTGTTGAACCATTTAATATTAATGATGTCACACCAACAAATCAAAAGCTAATAAAACTTTATATTGGCGAGGATATCGATGGATATTATATTAACTTCTTTAGCGTTAATGACGTTAAATTAACTGAGGAAAATATATTAAAATATCGTTCAATGGCACAGATTTATGGGGGATACATAAAAGATGGTGGAACTAACACGAAGGATGGATTTAAATCATATCTTAATAAATTAATGAAATTACCAGAAGATAGATTAGAAATATTTCTAAATGAATTATTAGGCAAGATAAAAAGAGAAAACGGTATTTCATTTGAAGATAAATCTTATTTAATTAGACAGTATCATGGATACAACACAAGTGACACAAAACTAGCGTTATATAATACATTTAAATCCTTTAACGATAAATGGACAGCAGGAAATTCAATTGGGCAAAGACTGTTACTTGAGGAATTTTTATTTATAGATAAGGCAAATAGAGATATTGGGGATAAGTTCTATTTAAATATCGATAAAATTCTCCCATTATTAAAAAAAGAAAATCAAAAACTCGGATTATATGGAGCAATCTCTTTATTGATTAAGGACACTGGACTAGATATGAGAGCACTACCGGCATATGTTAATTTCTATGGAACAAATTTCGGTAATAAAACAAAAATAACTCCATCTAAAAAAGTTGCTAAAAATTTATTTGGTACGTTTTTAGAAGTTGATTATCAAGAATCAGCACCAAAAATTTTAATTCAGATGGTTGGCCAATCATCAAAAAGACTTGATTTAAATAGTAAGCCGTTTAAATTTACAGACGATAGTTTTTATATTGGCGCAGTAAATAATAATCCATTAATTATAACTAATTTAGAAAGTTTCACAAAAAATGATTTAAGTAAAACTAATAAGGTTGTGGCGTTTGAAGTAAGTATTGGTGACCAAAATCAAGGAATTTTTAAAGGTATACAATTAGACCAAAGTACATTAAAAAACACTTCAGAGTCATTTATTGTATTGGAAAATTTAGCAAGGTCAGAATCGGGAGCAGGAGCATATAATGTTGATGTTGGGCTATTTGACTATTATAAACAAGCATCATATAGATGTGAAGTTTCATGTATGGGAAATGTTATGATTCAACCAACAATGTTCTTTTATGTTAAAAATATTCCTATGTTTAGAGGTTCATATTGGATTACTGAAGTAAATCATTCAATAAAAGGTAACACAATAACAACATCATTTGCCGGGTCAAGAATTCCTTATACATCTTTACCTAATCCAAAAGATTCATTTGTATCAAGTTATAAAGTTTTATTTGATAAGTTAATTTCAAAAGCTCAAGCAAAGCTTAAACAGGATTCAAAAATAACAGGAACTACAACTCAACAACCCGTTATATTCCAAAACAATGCTTATTCAACAGATAAAGGTGGAAAAGAATTTACAGGTGAAAAAATATCATCCGAATATCCAAAAGTTGGAATTACAAATTACGGTATACCATATAATGGGCATTTAGGCGAACAAACAATTCAAAAAATTGACTATAATGGCCAGACATGGCTTAGAGCAATTGCTATTACTATAGGAGTGGGTAATAGTTTAGTTAATAATGACACAACGTTTAATCTTATAAATAATATTACTTGGTTCTACTTAAAAAAATATAAATATAAGTTCTATACTACTAAATTTCAACTATCAAAAACAATTACAGAGGAAACAATTAGAAATGCATCATATACTGCATTTAAGAACCCTAAAAAAAATAAGGATGGAACACAAAAAGAATTTTATGTATTTCATAAATATGACCTTAATCCAACATCATCCTCATTTATTGTCCAAGGACCAATTGGCGTTGGCCCTAATTCAACCACTCACGGTATTGAGTTATCACAAGAACTAATGACTGAACTAGGTTTGTTCAATGGAGATGTGGTTTATTTTAGAATAGGATAACTTGGTGTTTTTCCATTTATAAGATATTTATAAAGGAAAGTACTATGAATAATAAAATTAATAGGGCATTAGACGAATTCATTGGAATCAAAGAAGAAACCATTTCATCAGATGGAATGGAGAAACAAGTGTGTGATTCAAATACAGGTGAATGTTTTATCATCAGACAAAAAGATGGTATTGTTGAAAGAATAAATAAGAAATTCATTACCGAAGACGGTAGACAACTTTTACAGGACTAAAAACATGAAAAAAGAATTAGAAAAACAATTATTAGCAGAAGTAGCCAGATTTAAAGAAATCGGGAAGAATGTAAAATTAATAATGAAAGAACAAGTGGACCCAAATGCACCACCTGAAGGTTTACCACCAGCACCAGGACCAGCACCAGATGCGGGAGCAGATGCCGGTTTACCGCCAGCGCCAGGCGCAGCGCCAGATGCAGGAGCAGATATGGGAATGGGTGGAGGTGGAGACGCAGGATTACCGCCAGCACCCGGAGCAGATACAGGATTACCGCCAGCACCCGGAGCAGATGCGGGAATGCCAGCCGATGGAATGCCAATGGATAATACTGAAGAAATTGATATTACTGATTTAGTTAATATGACTAAAGCAATTAAAATGGATATGGAAGACAGTAAATCTGAGAATTCAAATGCAATAAATAAAATGGGCGACATTTTTACTAAACTAAATGATTTAGAACAAAAATTAGGTCAAATGGATATGGTTATCAATAAAATTGATGAATTAGGGGCAAAGGTTGATGAAATGAAACCACAAACGCCTCAAGAAGAACTTGAAATGCGTTCATTAGATTCATATCCATTTAATAAGAACCCACAACAATTTTTCTCAGAAAAACAAGGCGAAATGAAGGCTTCAGGTAAAAATGAATATGTTTTAACAAAACAAGATGTTGATAACTATTCACAAGATACCATGAGGCATAGTTTTAATCCAGAGGTAGGCCAAGACGATTATAAATTTTAAATTTAATCAGAATATTGATTAATTTAATATTTTTTCGTATATTAGAGTATGAAAAAGTTTTTTTAAAAAAAAAGAAGTTAGATTTTGCAGTCTAACTTTTTTTATGTATATTTTCACTAAAGTGACTCATAAGAGTATTATTATTATAACAATTAAATTATTAAGATTATGTCAACGACATTCGAAGCAGTACAAGCACAGTACGAAAAAAATCAAAAAGCTGTAAACAGCAACAAGTTTTCAAAAGAGGATAGAATGAAAAAGTATTTTTTCACTCTATTAGCTAAAGGAGAAACATCAGGAGAAAGACGAGTACGTATTCCTCCAACAAAAGATGGTTCAACACCATTTCAGGAAGTTTTTTTCCATGAAATTAATGTAAACGGGGAGTGGTTAAAACTTTACGACCCTAAACAAGAAGGAAAACGTTCACCATTAAATGAAGTTTATGACGGATTAATGTTAACAGGAGTTGAATCTGATAAAGTTTTAGCTCGTCAATACAGAGCCCGTAAATTTTTCATCGTGAAAGTTATCGACAGAGATAACGAAGCAGATGGGCCAAAATTCTGGCGTTTCAAAAACAACACCAAGAAAGACGGTGTATTTGATAAAATTTATCCTTTATTCAAAAATAAAGGAGATATTACCGACCCTAAAGATGGTAGAGATTTAATTATCACTCTTGGTTTAACAACATCGGGCAATGGTAAAGAATACACAACAATTACATCTATTATTCCTGAAGACAAATCACCATTACATGAAGACCCAAAAGTGGCCGAAGCATGGATTAATGATGATACAGTATGGTCAGATGTATATTCAAAGAAATCTGAAGAGTATCTTGAATTAGTTGCCAATGGCGAAGTTCCAAAATGGGATAGTGAAGCAAAGAAATTTGTATCTTCAACTACTGAAGAAACTACTATAATGGAGCCAGTTGAAGCAGAAGTAGACCCTCAAGCAGACGAACCATCTGATTCAGACCAACTTCCGTTTTAATTAACATATCATGGTATGGGCTTGGACACTTTGTCCAAGCTCCTGTCCATGTATAATACAAATAATAATAACAATATAATTAATATAGAAAATGGCAATTAAAAAAGTAGAGTTCTCGTTAGCCGATATAACGTCAAAGTTCTCAAGTCATGTAGCTTTAAAACCACAAAGATTTCTTGATTTAGGACCAGCATTTATAGATGCAACAAGTCTTCCTGGTCCTGCATTAGGACACATTAATGTTCTTTTAGGACATTCAGATACAGGAAAAACAACCGCATTATTAGGCGCGGCTGCAGATGCAATTAAAAAAGGAATATTACCAATATTCATTATCACAGAACAAAAATTTGATTTTGGTCATGCTAAAATAATGGGTATACCAGTCGATGAATCAGTTGAGCCAGGAACAGGTAATGTTACATATTCAGGACCTTTTGTTTATAGGAATGATTTTGAATGGATTGAACAAATCACTGATTTTATCAATGAGATGTTGGATAAACAAGAAAAAGATGAAATTCCTTATGATTTACTATTTTTATGGGATTCTGTTGGTTCAGTTCCTTGTAAAATGACATTTGACGGTAAGGGTGGAAAACAACACAATGCTTCTGTTTTATCTGATAAAATTGGTATGGGAATTAATCAAAGAATTACTGGTTCAAGAAGAGCAGATAAGAAATATACAAATACGCTTATCATTGCAAATCAAGCATGGGTAGAATTACCTGATAATAAGTTTGGACAACCAAAAATCAAAGCTAAGGGTGGTGAATCTATATGGTTAAACGCTACGTTAGTTTTCAGATTTGGAAATGAAAAAGGTGCTGGAATAAGTAAAATTCCTATTACTAAGAATAAGAGAAAGATTACAATTGCAACAAGGACAAAGGTTACTGTAATGAAAAATCACGTAACAGGTATTGAATATAGTGATGGTAGAATTATGATTACGCCACACGGATTCATGCAAGCAAAGGACGAAGTTGAGGAAAAGGTATCAAAAGAAAGATATGTAAAAGAACATCTTGACTATATTAGTAAAATATTTGGTGAAAAGGTGACAGATGTTAATGAAGTAACATTTGACGCAGTAAAAGACGAGGACGAAGAAGAATAGTTTGTTTCACGTATAAAAGTATAATAAAATGTCTAGTGTGTTGTTGGTTGATGGAGATAATCTATTAACCATTGGGTTTCATGGATTAAAGAATCATTTTTATAAGGGTAACCATATTGGTGGCCTTTACCATTTTATAAACACATTGAGAAGATGTATAGAAGATTACCGTTTAGATAAAATTGTTGTTTTTTGGGATGGTGAAGATGGTTCTTCATTTAGAAGAAAGATTTATTCACACTATAAAGAAAGCAGACACTCAAGAATAAGGTCAGACGAAGAACTTCATTCATATACAACACAACGGAATAGAATAAAACAGTATCTCGAAGAATTATTTATTCGTCAAGGTGAATTTCAATATTGTGAAACAGATGATAACATCGCATATTATACTCGCCAATCAGAAAAGGAAACTAAAATAGTTTATTCATCCGATGGAGATTTAACACAATTAGTATCAGAAGAAGTAAAACTATATAATCCATCACATAGAAAACTATATCAACCAAACGATTTGTTTGTTTATGACCATGAACAAATAAAAATTGAAAACATAAAATTGTATAAAATGTTAT